ATCTTCTATAAAAGTAATATAAATAGGAAAAATTTTTTGGTATTTGGGTGTTCAACGATTGCCATTGCTATCAAAGGGATGTATGCTTACGAGTACACCTACCCCCTACTTTGCATGAAAAATAATGATGCGTTTTTATATAAAAATTTAACTGCATATGATCAAATATTATTTGTACGAGCTTTTCAAACTGCTTTAGAACACTTTGGTAAAGAATCTTGTTGGTGTTTGAAAAAAATGAACAATGCTGGATTCAAAGGATTTACTACAAGTAAGAAAACAAAACTTATGTATAAAGGTCATGATGCAAGACCACTAATCCTAAGTATGATTGGGAGAAATTATTCAGAAATTAATCCTATAATTGTAAAAAGAAGTGAATGTAAGTCTCAATATTGTCTCAACCCTTCTCATTATTACTGGGGTACTAGAAGAGATGTGGCGTATGAAAATGCAAAAACTAGTGAGAAATGTATAGATATTAACTTAATAACTAAGTTGAGAACAGAAAGTAATAGTGGGGTAAGTAGCAGAAAATTATCTAAACATTATCGATTACCATATCACTCCGTAAGAAGAATTTGTTCTGGAGAGACTTATGAGAATGCCGAAGATAAAGAAGATCAATATAATAAGGAAAAGATTTGGTCTGATCTTTCAGATGTTTGTATAAATTTAATGAGATCTCATCCAAATGAAGCAAAAAATTTTAGAGGTGTCGTGACAGAAACTCAACATTATGAGTGTCCTTGGCATATACAAGGAACTAATAAACATAAAGGTAATTTCGGCTTAATGGGAGAATGTCTAGATTGCATGGAAGAAATTAAAAAATCTAGATGCACTGTGGATGTAAGAGAATTTGAAATGAAATGGTATTGGCAAGTAAAAAGATTTTGGGAGCAGGTTGATATAAAAGGAGAAGATGATTGCTGGGAATGGCAAGGTGCTACTAGAAAAAATGGCACTGAATCTACTGCTTACTTTCCATCTCCTTTTCACTCAGGTAAAACTCAATCAGCTCCACGTATTGCTTTTTGGTTAAGTCGTGGATATACAGGTAAATATAGAATATTTAGTCAACCCGAATGCAAGGCTTTTTGCTGTAATCCAAAACATTTGATGATAAAAGGCTTGAGAGAAATACCTCAATGTAAGGCTATAAAAGAGATTAAACTTCATCACGAGAATATTCTGCAGTATCATAGAGAAAGGAATAAACAAAATTAATGTGGCAAGATTTCTTTCTACTATCCCAAGTAATTTAGGATTTTTTAATTTAGGAGCAGTTGAATCTTATCCTACAGGAGGTGGAGGACCAACTGCTTACGGACCTACATCTTATTTTGGTTCAGATCCTTTACCTGCACAGCAAGGAGATAATTTAAATAATCCAATAGATTTAGGTGATTTTTCAGCAATATTTAAATCCCAAATAATATCTAATTCTCATGGTGGTCTTACTAGACAGCAAAGTACATTTTATAAAATCAAATTAAATGTCTCAAGGTCAATTCAATTTACTCAAGAATTTTCTAGAAATTCTTATGAAGCTCAAACTAACAGAAACACGTTGTTAGCTTTTTATGAAATAGATGAAAATGGTCACAGACAAGAACTACCAATCAACAATGAAGGTTATGTATTTCATGATTCAGCTATAGATTATCAAGAAGATGATACTGGAATATTACTTACAGACTACCCTTCAACAAGACTAAAAAAAGGTCAATACTTATTTGTTATTACAAATGATATTAGATATATAGAAACAACTTACTCTATTGGATTAAACGTATCTGTTTTAGATTGGAGATTTGTAACTGAACAAGTAGAAGAACAAGTTAATTTTGGACTAATTACAGAAAACGTCGTAGGTGATACTGGTGCTGCCGGTGGATTTATTGATTTTGGTAATATTTAAATTAATCTTTTTTTGGTAAATATATACTTGGATCATTCTGTGCAAATCCAGGATCTTTAGTTGGTTTCATATATGATCTTGGGGTTTCTTTTGCTTTTTTGACAGCTGCTAAATAATAATCCTTAGCATCACCATATCTAGTCTCTGCAGCTTCTCTAGCAAGAGTTTTAGTCGGTGCTGCTGCAGTTGGTGTTGCTTTTGGACTTTGCCCTGCTGTTGTTTCAAAAGTATTACCCTTGGATTTAATATCAAATTCTCTTGGAGTTCCCCTAAAACTTGTATCAGGAGTAGCAGATGAAGGTAAGGATGAAGCATAAGAAGCAGCTTCTTGCATTTCAATACCTCTTTGTTTTGCTCCTAATTGTGCTCCTGTTCCAGTCATATCATATCTTGTGTCAAGCAAACGATTATATTCAGTTTCAGTCCTGCCCATAGACTCAGCTAAATCTTTATAACTTTTTTGAGGTATTACTGTCTGAAAGGCTTTTGGTTTCTCACCTTCTGGAATAATAAGATTTGACTCACTACCTCCGCCACCAAAAAGAAATGACATTTTATTTTTTAAATTTTACTTCTATAGTAATGTTATCAGTAACAAATTCGTATAAGTGATTAACTCCAATATATCCAACAGGAAGCAAAATCAATATCAAGAGCAACTCAGCATAGGTAATGGGACGACGCATAACGAAGAATATCCTTATCTTTCTGATATTAGCCAACTTTTACATGGTCTGTCCACTTTAGATTTACAAGGATTGTGTACACTTCAAGAAATGTTACTTGCCAGATCTTGTTGGGAGGCTACAAATTATAGTGGATCACAAGAAAAATGTAAAAAAAGATTAGTTGAATTGTATGGAGAAAATTGGGATGAACATGTTAAATTTAAAGATCATTTTAGAAGTTTAAAGTATTACTATATTTGGGCTTTACTAATCAGTCATAGACAACAATGGAACGAACTTAAAAAGTAAGCTAGTATTTGAA